ATGGTTATATTCTATTTACAGGATGTGAGTTGTAATGGCTGATGTAACGATTTATCAAAACCTAAACGGCGAAGATTGTGTTGCTTGGACAGATGAACAAGGCAGCCATTCAATGCTCAAGTCTGCTTACGATGCTCAACAGGCATCTGACACACTTCCATCCAACTCTTCTACACCACAGGCAGGTGCATAAATGAACGAACAGGAATTGCGCGAAAAGATTGCTCAAGAGATTGAAGATTTTGCCGACAAAGGTTATGCGGGTGCAGCAACTAGCGATTCTGTCAGAGTTTTAGAAGTGGCTGAATACATCAAGGCTGCTTTGCTTCATTCTGCCGCGATTGCAAGAGGTGACAAATAATGTCACGCGCACAACAAACTTCAACAGTTGAGCAGAATACGGGTGGGGCAGTAGCGCCGTTCTTGGCGGGTAAGAATAAGATCATCAATGGTGACTTTGGCATCTGGCAGCGCGGTACATCCTTCTCAAATCCTGCTGCTGGAACTTTTGTTGCAGACCGTTTTTATCTTGATTATTCGGGAACAATCGGAACAACAACAATTTCCCAACAAACTACGCCAACGGTTATTGCCACAGGAATAGACACCGCATCATTCTTGCAATGGTCAAGCACCGTAGCAGGTTCTTCACAAACCTATAATGTGCTATCTCAAAGAATAGAAAATGTTGCCACGCTTGCAGACCAACTAGTCACTTTTAGTTTCTATGCAAAAGCATCATCAAGCACCGCGTTGAGCCAGATTTACCTACATCAGAACTTTGGCTCTGGCGGTTCTTCTGAGATTTATTACAACCTTGGAAGCGCCACCATCACAACTTCGTGGGCTAGATATTCATTTACCACAACCCTTGGAAGCATAAGCGGAAAGACAATCGGCGCAGGTTCATTCTTGCGAGCTTTTATTGGCGCACCACTCAACTCAACATTCACAATCAGCACTTGGGGATGGCAGGTAGAAGCAGGCTCAGTAGCCACACCTTTCACCACCGCATCAGGCACACTCCAAGGAGAGTTAGCCTTGTGCCAACGGTATTATCAAGTGTATGGGATTAATGATTTTTTGGTCAAGTAGTAACGGGAACTTCGGCAAACTTTTATCGTTATTTTCCAGTTTCAATGCGAGTTACCCCAACCCCAACTGCACCAACTGGTACTTTTACCAGTTATATCAATATAACTTATCAAGGTTATGCAACGCCAACTGCTTTATCTGCTAATGGAATTAGCCCAACTGCATTTTCTCTTTATGCTTCTGGCGCATCTGGATTAACCATTGGTTATCAATGTCAATGGAATGGCGGCAATGTATCCTTGAGTGCGGAGTTATAAAATGGCTATTACATATCAACCAGTATCGGCAACTGAATACAGTCCAGCATATATTTTGAGATTGAATGAAGATAATACTCAATCATTCATACCGCTAGACCCTGCCAATAGCGACTACCAAGCCTACCTAGCCACAATCGCAGCCAACTCTGCGCCACAGGCTAACTCCACAGAGAGTTAAATCGGTGGTAGTCTTGTCCTATGGAACTTACACCAATGGACGAGATATACCGTCAGTTAAAAAACCGCTATGATTCATCGGGCTTTAGCCCGTATGTCATTAGAACCGATTGGCAGATCATACGCCGCATTGGCGTACATCCTGCAGTGGCTAAGCGAGAAGACTTAGAAAAGATCGTATTGGCTGCTACCAAGCAGTCCACGAAGGCTAACTATGTTTCTCGCTTACGCTCAATCTATAAGCACTTAAACAAACTTGGCCTAGTCAATGGCAACAACCCAGCGGTCGATCTGCCAGATGTAAAGGCTGGCAGGGGCGTACCTAAGCCTGTTACCAAGGGCGAATATGCAAAACTGTTAGCAGAGGCTAATCAGCCATATAAAGACTGGTTTATTCTAGGTGGTATGGCAGGCTTGCGCTGCATGGAAGTAGCCAAGATCCGTGGTGCTGACTTGATTGAGACTGAAGATGGTCCGATGCTTCAAGTGCTAGGCAAAGGAAACACTGACCTAATTGTACCTATCAGCCCCGTAGTGGCTGACATGATTAAATCTCATAACACCTTGGGTCGTTTGTGGGAAATTGATCCTAACAAGTTTTCCAAAAAAGCAGCCGATGAGATGCGTCGCATCCTCGGACCAGAGGCTAAGCATTTCCACAGCCTTAGACATTACTTCGCCACCACAATGCTTGAAAAAAGCGGTGGCGATTTGATTGCTGTTAAAGAACTTATGCGCCACACAAGTGTGGCTACAACGCAAGTTTACACACAACTAGCACATGGGCGAACCAGATCGTTGGTGAACCTTTTAGAATAAGGAGTAAGCATGACTGATGGTTTTATCCACATTGCGGAACCAGTTGTAGATTCGATTGGTTTACCATCAACAGCAGGCTCTACCTATGTCAACACATCCAACAACTACGACTGTGCCATCTCTGGCTTGCCGTTCTTCCTTGGCATTAGCCGTGAGCATCCGTATAAGCGTGAGACAGCCCAGTATCGCAAGCAACAAATTGACCAACAGAAAGAACCAGGTGAGCAGACGCTCACAGGTTGGTGGCTACGCAGCCAGTCCTCGTTTCACTACGGCGCTGGCATTCGCTACGAAGAACCAGTTGAAGGCGAGACTGTTGGCTACCGCTTTAACAAGTCCGCTGGTGTAGATGTATTTAACATTGGTCGAGTAACACTACTCCCAGATGTAACACAAAACAGCAACATCACAGTAGGCAGTGGCGTTACGCCACTCATGGTTGGTGGCACAGACGCCGCTGGCGTCAACCTATACTTGACAGCAACTGGCTCAACTTTGCAACGCACTACATCTGCAGGTGCTACTACAACCCTGACATGGGGCGGCTCAGGTACCATCCTAGCCCTTGCCCAAGATGGTCAAAACTATTATGTCCTTAATGCCACAGGCATTTACAAAGGCCCATTGACCAATGCAACCAACGGCACATTGATCTTTACCAATCCATCATTCCTTGGCACTGTTACCACAGGCGTTATGGGTTGGGTTAAACAACGCCTCATCGCAGGCATCAACAATGCCTTGTTCGAGGTTAACAGCGTTAACTCATACAACGTTGCCTCAACATACATTGATGGCGCTTTCAACGCCAATATCACAACTGCATCTGCTCACAACTTTGTAACTGGCTCAGAGGTAACACTTGCCAGTGTAGGCAGCCTATACAACGGCACCTTTACCGTTACCAGCGTACCTAGCCAGACACAGTTTACTTTTTTCATCAACAACGCTGCAGTATCTAACAACGCCTCTGCCACAGGTACAGTGCAATTGGCGAGCAACAACAATCTACCAATCTATGTACATCCAAACGCATCATGGAAATGGACGGCAGTTTGTGAAGGCCCAAATAATATTTACGTCTCTGGTTATGCTGGCTCTTATTCTTCAATATTTAGACTCGCACTAGATACAACAACGGGTAACATCCCGCTACTTACCCGTAGCCTTGAGGCTGCCATCATGCCTACTGGCGAGCAGATTTATTGCATGGGTGCATACCTTGGCAAGTTCATTGTGCTTGGCACAAACAAGGGCATACGTATCGGCACCATTGATACATCAGGCTTTGTATCCAACGGCTACATTACCTACGGTCCACTGATCGTTGTAACCAATGGCTATGATCCTGTCAGCGCAACAGTCCTTAACGGCCTGCCTTGCCGCAACCTTACCTTCAATGATCGTTTTGCCTATGTCACAGTCTCTAACTACATAGACAATGGCGATGGCACATACTCATCTGGCCTTATCAAGATTGACCTAAGCCGTGACTTTGGCACCTTGCAAATGGGATGGGCTACACACCTTCGTGTGCCATCTACAGCAGAGGCAACAGCCGTCTGCGTCATGGGTCAAACCAATCAACTTGTTATCGGCGTTAAAGGCACTGGCGTTTACCAGCAAGCCAACACACTTGTATCTAGTGGCTATCTACAGACTGGTCAGATCCGTTACTTCACTCTTGAGGATAAACACTTTGAGTTGGTCAAGTTGCGTGAGACTTTGCCTATGCTTGGCACGCTTAAACTAAGCAGCGTACTTGCAACTGGTGAAGTAACAGACATTATTACAGTCAATGGCAGTTTTGATTTTACCCAAGATGTATCTGGACTAAACGCAGCGGCAAACAATATTCCACAAGAATCAGTTGCCTTGAAGTTTACATTTTATCCAGAATCTGGACAACTTGTTGGCCAAGAAGATTCATTCAATGGCTATCAACTTAAAGCCCTACCAGCGGTGCGTCGTGAGCGTATCTACACCTTACCGCTTATGTGTTATGACTTTGAAGAAGATCGTTACAACATGGTTACTGGCTATGAAGGCGCAGCAATTGAGCGTCTATCTGCGCTAGAAACTATTGAGTCAAATGGCGATGTAGTTATCTTGCAAGACTTTACAAACAACGAAACTGTTCGTGGAGTTATTGAAAGCATTTCCTTTACTCGTGAGGCTCCTTCTGATCGTCACTTTCAAGGATTTGGCGGCGTTATTAACCTTCAATTCCGTACCGTCGTTTAACATATAAGGAATACTGCAATGCTTAAAACAGTCAGCGATAGTTTAACAAACCAAGTGAATCTGTCAGGCACGATTTACTACTACTTCTTCGTATTTGGCGGTGTAATGACTGCCCTTGGAATGCTTTTTAGGCATTACATTGTTAAGACGATTAAAGAAGAAACAGAGAAGTTAGGCACTGTAATTTCTGAGATGGACAAGCGCACTAGCCGTATTGAGTATGCGCTATACAACGACGGCAAGACTGGCTTGATAAACAAAGTTGACGACCTTATTAAAAACCAACAACGTATCAAGACCGATGTAGCAGTAATGAAGGCGAGACACGATGATTAATCCTTTTAAGAAAAAATACATCCACCCAGATACTCAAGATGTTTTGACCTTTAGCGAAAATATCTCGTGGAAGATTCAAGGACTTATCCGCAACTGGTACTTTGTATTGGCTTGGACTTGCATGACATTTGTGTGGTGGGCGCAACCTGAGTTGTTCCACGACACACACAACTACATCCTCTGGATGAATCTTGCCTCATGGCTTGCAGTAACAGTTGAACTTATCATCGGCATTGCCTTGATCGGTCAGACCAAGCGTGATGCCATGATTATCCGCCACATCCTCAAACTTGAAAAGCAAGAGATTGAGCATCTGGAAGATTTGATCGAGGACAACAAATGACATACGAGCCACGCATTGGTGATTATGGAGTAGTAAGCAGCAATGGCTTTTTTGCCAAACTAATCAAACTAGGAACGGTGTCACGCTGGAACCATGCGTTTATCTACATTGGTGATGATCAAGTCGTTGAAGCCAATCCTACTGGCGTTGCTATTAGCCCAGTTACAAACTACCCACGCATTGCATGGAACTTGCATGAAGAACTATCCGATGACGAGCGAGCAAAGATTGTTGTTCACGCCAAGTCAACAGTCGGACGGCCATACAATTTCGGCATCATTGTCATGCTTGCATTCCGTGCGTTAGGCGTCAAGATTTTCCCACACGCAATTATTAATTACCTCGCAAAGCATGATGGCTACATCTGCTCTGAACTGGTAGCAGAATGCTACGCAGAGGCAGGCCATCCCATCTGTAAAGAGGCAGACCTTTGCAATCCAGGTGATTTAGCAGAGAGACTTATATGGCAATAAAATACCCATTCATACAGGCTAAGCATTACTCGCCTGGTCGTGGTGGCAAGACCGTCAAACTAATCGTCATCCACACAATGGAGACGCCACAGTCTGAAGGCCGTGCCAATCAGGTAGCCCTGTGGTTTGCAGGCTCATCAGCCCCACAGGCTTCTGCCCACTACATGGTGGACGATAAGCAGATTGTCCAGTCAGTTAGCGAGCAAGACACAGCATGGGCTGTGGATGAGTATGACCTGAACCAAGAGTCTATTTCCATTGAGCATGCGGGCTATGCGGCACAAACACCTGCTGTCTGGGCTAACGCCTACAGCACCGCAGAATTGGCCCTCAGCGCCTCTCTCACGGCCGATATAGCCAATAGGCATGGAATACCTGCAGTCAAGTTAACACCTGAGCAGATTGTCGCAGGACAGTCTGGCTTTTGTGGACATGTTGACATTACCAACGCCTTCAAGATTGCGGGGGGACATCAGGATCCTGGCCAAAATTTTGACTGGAACAAGTACATGACATTGGTTAAACAGCACATGGCATGAGCCATCTTCCCCTTGGCTTAGGATATGCTTATGGCACAGGCTTTGCCTGTTAGTCATAAGGAGAAACATGAAGATCAGCAAAAAGGTACTTGAGCATTATCTATCTGCTCTGCTTGTTGCATCTGTTGCCATCTGGCAGACAGGCAATCATCACCTCAAGTCAGTTGCTTGGGGAGCATTGGTCGCAGTACTTGGACCAGTAGTTGTCGGTGCTTACGAGCATTTCAAGACAACAGCACCAACAAAGTAAAACTTAATAGCACGAATTAGCCCTCATCGCCATCGGCGGTGGGGGCTATTTTGTTGTTCCAGTCCTTGTAAATTGCTGTCTTTAGCCTATGGCAATTGGCGCATAATGTCTTTAAATTTTCAAGACTATTGTTTTTATTATTGCCGTCTATATGGTCAACATCCAGTTGTGAAGGATGGGTTGGCACGAAGCCACAATGTTCGCACTTGTCTTTCTTAAACTTTTTCCACGGGGTTTTGTGCTTCTTGTAACTTTTCATACATCGAAATGTTTTTTTATTATTGGAAAGGTTTACGACCTTGATTTTAATTGGCCCGCATTCCCTGCAAATGGCTGTACGAGCCGTCGGGTCAACGCCAGATAAACGATGGATCCATTGAGCCATGTATTAATTCTATCACCCTACGGGGCTATCCGCCTTGCCGCCTACCAGGAGCCTCTGGCTCCCCTGGTTTAACCGCACTCGCTTCGCTCGTATTATAATCACAACCTTAACCCAATTGCAAATTCAACCCATAGGCGAATGTGACACGCCGCGCCGATAGATTGACTTGACACGTCATTCATAGGCACTGCTACATTTCAGCCATGAAAGAAACAACAGTAAATCACAGATCATTTAGTTCATTTACATCATGGCTACGCTGTGGCAAAGCATGGCAGTTAGAGCGTGGCTTACAAGCACCAAGTGAACCTGCATGGTGGTTCGTTGGTGGATCTGCGTTTCACGCAGCGGCAGAGAAGTTTCTGCTACAACAATTTGAAAAGACCAAAGACGATTCAAAGACAGTTGAGGTACCTTTCTGAAATGAGCAATGAGATTGCAGACCTTAGAGCCACACCAGGATCAGAAGCAGACTACCGTTCACTCGGTCCAATCAGTGTCTGTCCATGTGGTAGCGACTTGTGGAACGTCAAGTGCAAGTTTGACGATGACGGTGAGTTGGGCATCTATTTCTTGGATATGCGGTGTGCGCTATGTGACTCGCTCGCAGTTGCGCCTATGCCAAAGTTGGACGAATAATGTACCAGCGCATATACGAGAGATTTTTACTTTGGATCAACAGTTGGTCATCAGAGAAATTGAACAGTTTGTACGATTGGGACAGCGATTGCTGGCATAACGACAACGTAACATGTGAGGAGTGTGAATAATGGAAACTAAAGAAGAACTAAAAGAATATCAACGCATTATGAACCTAGAGGCAAAAATTTCAAATCTTGCTCAAAAGATTGAGGAAATGGTTACTGAACTTGCTGATGAAGTTGGCAAGGCAGTACCTAGTTGGGCATGGGAAAATCGCTTGGAAGATATGTCCGATGAAGATTTAGACTTATTTATCCTTGAAGCAAGTTTGGAGCAAGACAATGGGTAAGAAACGCGCACAACTAATTACCAAGACTGCCTTTGAACAGGCATTTGTTGAGGCAGAGGTACTTATGCGTAAGGCTCTATCTGATCTAATTCAGAAAGAGATTAAGGCTGAGACTAATCCTGCTACAATTGTAGGTCTGAAGAAAGCACAAGAGATTGTATTCGGACAGGAAATTAAAGAATGACATGGGATGCCATTTGGCAAGAAGCCTTTACCAATCAGATTGCTGAGGTTGAGGCTAAGAGCGGTACCAATCCACAAGATTGGCGTCGTGGTGGACGATCATCTAAAGCCAATCCTGATAAAGAAAATGGCGCATGGTGGGACGAAAACGGCAAAAGAATGTTCTTCGACTTTATCAATGTGTGGCAAGAAAGTCACTTTGAGATTTGGCAAACACCACAAGGCATTCCTGGCATTGAAATTGAATTTAATAACATGTTTGGTGAAGTGCCTATCAAAGCCTTTGCCGATCTGATTGCAGTTACACCAGCGGGTGAACTTGCAGTAGTTGACTTTAAAACTGGTGCTTACACACCAGAAACATCTATGCAATTGGGTGTGTATGCCTGCTGCATGGAGATGACATTTGGCATCCGTCCAAGCAAGGGCTATTTCTACTCTGCTCGCAAGGCTGAGTTTGAGGAAGCATCTGGTTTAGATCGTTGGACAGTTCCATTATTTACAGAAATGTTTGCCCAGTTCGAGCGTGGACTACAGGCGCAGATATTTCTACCAAACATCGGTATGTCATGTAGCACATGCGGTGTAAAAGACTACTGTTACGCAGTAGGCGGACAACTTTCACAAATATATGACCCACTAGCAGAAGCGAAATAAGGAGAAAAAAATGGCAGCAGAAACAACAAAGTTCCAAGTCAACTTCAAGTTGGCTGACGGAACCTTAATCAACATCTATGCAGACAATGCAGCAGAGTTGGAAGCATCACTCGCAACAATCCAAGACACAGCAACACTCATCGGTGCAACCGCAGGTTCACTCGGTGGTGCAGGTAACGCCGCTGGTCTTGTCGCACAGTCATTCAACGCACAGGTTGTGAGCCACGGTTCATTCAAACCACCAGCACCAGTTGCAATCCCAGAAGGTCATTGCAAGCACGGTGCGCTAGTGTGGCGTGAATCTAAGCCAGGCGCACCAAAGGAATGGAAGGGTTGGTTCTGCCCATCACCAAAGGGTACAGCCGATCAATGCGAGCCTAAGTTCGTTCGATAATTTAATATGCTGTCCTTACATCAAGCGGCAGCGAAAAGTACCAATGATTACGCGCTACTGCCTGACCTATTCCAGCCGTTAGTAACGGAAGGAATTAGGTTCAGGCGGGGGCAGATGACAATGATTGCAGGCCAGCCAAATGCTGGTAAGTCATTGTTAGCCCTTTACATGGCAGTGCAGATGAAGGTGCCAACGCTGTACATATCAGCAGATACGGATGCTTATACGACTGCAATCCGTGCAGCGGCGATGGTTACTGGACATAAAGTTGCTACTGTTGAAGCAGCCTTTGCTTCAGGTGCAGGTCAAGACTTTTATGGTCAAGAACTGGAAAGCATTAAACACTTACAGTTTGACTTTAGCCCATCCCCTACGCTGGATGAGATTGATTTATCCATCCGTGCTTACGCAGAAGCATATGGCGAGTATCCACACATGATTATTGTGGACAACGCTATGAATGTGGTATCGCTTCATAACGATGAATGGTCGGGGCTACGTGAGATAGCCAAGGCGATGCACCACATTGCTCGTGAAACTGATGCAGCAGTTATGTTGCTTCACCACACGACAGAGAATGAAGGACGGCCTGATGTGCCACCAGCGCGTAAGGCTATTCAGGGAAAGATTGCACAGTTACCAGAGATGATCTTGACAGTGGCACTTGTGTCAATGACAGGTGAATTTCGTGTGGCTTGCGTTAAGAATCGCTTTGCTAAGAATAGTGCCGATGGTTCGCAGTATGTCACTTTGTGGGCAGATGCAAGCCGTATGACTCTCTATCCTGACAGAGCAGCACAGGCAATTGGAACCTCATGGAAGGATATGCAGTAATGGCTGATGATTTTACTGGCGCAGCAATGCGCCTAGAAACTATGACAATCAATGTCAGACCAGAGGATTATGAATTGGCTAAAAAGTATTTGCTTAAACATGAAGCGCACGACATTATTGAGATGCTAGGTTTATGAGTACATACGGCAAGCGCAAAGGGTCATCTTTTGAAGTTGGCATACTAAAGTTTCTTCGCTCCAGAGGGTTACTAGCAGAGCGGCTACGCCTTGCTGGTAAGGATGATGAAGGGGATATAGTCTGTATGGTTGCGGGACAGCCATACGTCTTTGAACTGAAAGCAACTG